ACAGCAGAAGGTTCTCAACGCAGCATGGCGCCAGATGATGGACAACGCCGGCGTGTCCAGTGGCCCGCAGATCGTCATCAAACCCGGCGCCATCCAGCCAGCGGACAAACGCTGGGAGCTCAGCGCTCGCAAGATCTGGTATGCGACCGACGACATCGACGACGTGCGCAAAGCCTTCACCACCTTTGAGTTCAACTCGCATCAAAACGAATTGGCTGGCATCATCAAGATGGCCACCGAGCTGGCAGATGCCGAGACCGGCGTGCCTACGATCATGCAGGGCGAGAAGGGTGCAGCGCCAGACACTGTCGGTGGCATGCAAATGTTGATGAACAGCGCCAACGTGGTTTTGCGCAGGCTCGTCAAACAGTTTGATGACATGGTCACCAAGCCTCACATCCGTCGTTACTACGACTACAACATGATGTACAACGAGGACGAAGAGATCAAGGGCGATTTTACGATTGACGCCCGTGGCTCAAGCGCCTTGGTGGTTCGTGACATCCAGAACCAATCGTTCTTGAACCTGCTTGCAGCCGGGGCCAACCCGATCTACGGCATGTACCTCGACACACAGAAGCTGTTTGAGAAAGCCTTGCAGGCCCAGCACATCGACCCAGCCGAGGTGTTCAAGCCAGAGGAAGAGATCGAACAGATCAAGGAAGCGCAGAAGCAGGCAGCCGCCCAAGGCCCGGCACCCGACCCAGCCATGGCTGTGGCTCAGGTTCGTGCACAGGCTGAGATGCAAAAAGTCCAGATGCAGAATCAGGGCGACTTGCAAGAGCTGCAAGTGCGTCAGCAGATCGCCGCGCAAGAGGCAGACCTGCAGATCATGCAGCTGGAGATGACTCGCGAGATCGAGATGCTGAAGCTGTCCAACTCGCAAAACATCAGCCTTGAGAAGATCAAGGCTCAACTGGCCGACACCGCCATGAAGGAGCGCAGCCGTAAAGAGCTGTTTGCTGCTGAGCGCGATCTGGCTTTAAAGACTGGCTCAGGAATTTAAGAGGAACAAAACATGACACCAAATGAAGCAGCCGAGCTAATGCGGCGGTCTCAGGTTACGGGCGTACCAACATCAGAGTTTGATGCTGGAGGCGGATACGCTGCTGTAAAAGCCTTGGCTGCGCAAAACACCACAGGCTATGAGCAGGGTGTCCGAACCGTGGCGGACATGACAAAGTACGCCCCCGCCGACAAGGTCGTAAGGTTTGACCCAGCCGGGCAAGGTGGCTTGGGCGAAACCTTCTATGCCAGCGGCAACTCTGCAACTGGCGGGACGGCAGCAGCAGCGGCGGCTCCTTCGACAGTAGGGTATTCAGGTCTAGCAGGCGCCAACAGGGGCGACGCCGTTGCGGCGGACCGCCTTAGCGGTTACAGCGTGCCAACGACACGGGCTTTGGTAGAGCTGTCGACCGGACAAAAAATTGACGATTGGTTTTACGACGAAAAGAATCCAAACTACGCGGCCAATCAACTTGCCCTGACCCGTGCAAACAACGCTATGTACGGTGACGTCGGCGCCAATTTAGACGCCCGTAATTGGAATGCCATCATGGCCGCCGCCGACCCGCTTAAAGCGGCGGAAGAAGCGCTTAAAGCCATGTACAGCGACAAAGCGTATTTGGTTACCAATGCCAGCCACGTACTGGCTCAGGGCTATTTGCCCGAACAGGCTGACTACACGTACAAGCAAATGGCCGATCGAGTCGGCTCAACCTACAACGCTGACTGGTCCAAGGGTACAAAGTTTGAAGGCCAATACGATACGGCCGCTTACCTCAACAGTTTGAACACGTTGAAGGGCGACGCCCTTGCCGCGTACGAGAATAATCTTTGGAACAAGTGGGGCGGCAATCCAAGACTCAACGCTTCTAAAGGCGTGGTCAACACAGGCGCCAGCACAAACTCGGTGTTTGTGCCCCCAACAACCGCTGGCCAAATTACTGGGACAAGCAACACAACCCCCGGCAGCACAAGCGACGCGGGCAGCGCCGCCGTCACTGGCGGCGGAAGCAGCGGGACCAGCACGGTCACTCCCGGAAGCACAAGCAGCCCCGGCTTGATTGCTGCTGCTACGTCAGGCAGCTCGCCTACAACGGCCGGATCGGTTGCTTCGGCTACCACGCAGACCGCGCCGACAAACCTCAACACCCCAACGACTTCGGGTGGCGCAGGTTTGGTAACAGGGGCCAACACCCTTACCCCCGGAACGTTCAGCATACCCAACACGTCGACAGGCAATGTCAATAGCGGCGGTTTGATTTCGGGCGTGGCTCAACAACTGTCTACGCAGAACGCGCAGGTCGGTTTGCCTACAGGTGTGACGCCCAAGGTCGGAACCTTTGGCAATAACACCGGCGGCGAAAGCATCACGCCTTACAACCCCTTCGGTTTTACCGGGGCAAATACCGCAACGGGCACTTCACAAAACTGGTACAACTCTAAAACCGGTCAACGTTACACAGCCCCCGCCGGTACGTGGGCCCCACCTAGCGCGGACTGGGCTAAAGTATGAGCGTTCTTGCGCGGGATCTCGACGCGTACAACCGCGCCCTAATGGCTTATCAGCGCAAAGCTGGCAAGTACAACAGGGGCGTGGATCAGTACAACGCAAGTATTCTGCGGGACCCTAGTGGAAACCCGTACGTCTACGGCGGCACATACGATCCTCTAGGGCCAAACAGCGGCCAGTTCTATACGGCCGATCAGGCGACGGGCAAGCTGAACGCCGCGACAGCGCCAGCGGGTTACGCCGGCATGACCGGGATTCCTGAGAGTCCCGGGTATTCGATGCTTAGGTCAAACCCAACCGGCACACAGGTCAAGACAATGGCCAACGTGTACAAGGGTGGGGGCGGAGTCGATGAGTACGGCAATAAACAGCCCGAGTATTTTTACGTGGCGGGCCAGCCTGACGCCGACGGCAACGCAACTCAAAAAGTTATCGACGCCAGCAAAGTTCGCGTGATCGATCAACAAGAAGGCGCCGAACAAAGAGACAACGACGGCGGCATCCTGCGCGCGCCTACAACGTACACCATCGAATACGACGAAAACAATTTTTTAGAGAAGCCGGGCGCTTGGACCGAAACCTTTGACAAAAAGGCGCCGGATCCAACAAAGGCACAGGTTGCGCAAGCTACCCGGCCCTCGCTGGCTGAGCAAGAGGCCGGGCTTATTGGCGAGGTGATCAAAGGTAAAGGGCTCAAAGCTGGAGGCGGCGGGTTGATTAGCAGCCGGATGGCCGCGTCCACCGCGCCCGACGAGACGGACCCAACCGTGGTTGACCCAGATGCGGTTGACGTTGTTAAAACCGACAGCGGCGGCGGAAAACCCGGTACAAAATACCCGGTCATGGTGCGTTGAAAATGAATAAATTTATTTGTTGCACACGCGCCACAGTTTGGTATAGAATTTCTTCGGGCGAAGTGCGCCCAAAATTTACCGAAGCCAGCCCCCGAGCTGGCTTTTTCTATGACTGATTACTCATCAAGCACATGGCATCAATTGCGCAAGTGGGCAGAAGCCCAGCTTGAGCAGGCCAGAACCAAGAACGACGCTGTCGCCCTCTCCGACACAGAGACAGCTGCGTTGCGCGGTGAGATACGCATGCTAAAAAGATTTCTCGACTTGCCCAATGCGGCAACTCGGGGTGTGGTGGTCGAGCCGGATTAACGTCCCGCTTGGCCTTTTTAGTGGGCTGTTGAAAGACGGCCTTTATTTGGAGAGCAAAAGTGGAAGAAAACCAACTGTCTTCGGAAGAAGCGCAAACCCTATGGAATGAAGAGGCATCAAAGCTGGACGCCGACGGTGACACGTTCGCATCTGAGCCTTTAGCCGCCGCGCCGGAAACGCCGCAGGACTTCGAACCAGAACAAGCGCAAATCGAACCGGAACAGCCGGAGGATCCTCTAGCCGGTCTATCCCCAGCGGTCCGTGCCAAACTGGCGCAGATCGATGACTTAGCACAGGCAAATGCTCAACTGCTGCACCATGTCAAAACGACCGAGGGTCGCGTGGCAGCGATGCAACGAGAAGCTCAGCAGGCACGTCAAGCAGCAATGCAAGAAGCGCCTACGCAGACA